GGCGACCCAGTAAAATTACGCAAGAGAGGTTTAACAGAAGAAACCTGTCGTAAATATCGTATTCACAAAGACGGTGATACGCTACGTATGCACTATTTTGANAAAAACGGTCAAGTATGTGCAGCAAAAGTCAGAACAAAAGAAAAAGATTTCTGGCTAGAGGGTAACAANGTAGACTCTCAACTTTTTGGGCAAAATTTATTCCCAGACACAGGCACACGCCTAACCATATACGAAGGTGAGCTNGATGCCGCCTCTGGTTGGGAAGCATTGCCTAAATGGCCCCACGTATCTATACCCACAGGTGCTAAGGGTGCCAAAAAATCCCTGCAAAAAGTTTTACCACTATTACAAGGCTATGAAGAAGTCGTACTATTTTTCGACAACGATAAAGATGGTATCGAAGCAGCACAAGAATGTGCTGAACTTCTACCAGCGGGCAAAGCAAAAATTGCTCGCATGGAAAAATACAAAGATGCCTCTGATGCCTTACAACAGGGGGACTCGGAAGCGGTACGTCGAGCTATCTGGGACGCAAAAACTTACCGTCCTGACGGCATTGTTGACGCAAAATCGCTTCTTGAATTAGTAACCACACCTACACCACCAGCTGACCATGACTATCCCTTCAAAGGACTCCAAGAAAAACTACACGGCATCCGCTATGGAGAGCTTACGACGATTACTGCGGGATCTGGAACGGGAAAATCATCCTTCTGCAGAGCCATTGCAAGTAACCTTTTATCTAAAGGCGAACGGGTCGGTTACTTGGCGTTGGAAGAATCGAACAGGAGATCTGCCCTTGGATTGATGTCAGCCGCACTAGGTAAATCATTCCATCTAGGTGAACATGACAAATCAGAACTTGAAAACGCTTTTAGTCGTACTCTATCAAATTGGAATCTATACTTGTTTGATGGTTTTGGGAGTTACGATCCTGACACAATTTACTCTCGCATCGAGTACCTTGCCTGTGGATTGGAGTGTCGTGTTGTATTCCTAGACCATCTCAGTATATTATTGAGTGGACTTGATGGCGATGAACGACGTATGATTGACGTTACCATGACTAAGCTACGTTCATTAGTTGAGCGTACAGGCATCGCTCTATTCCTTGTATCGCACCTCAGACGTACTCAGACAGACAAGAACCATGAGGAAGGTGCACGTGTTACACTTGGACAACTTAGAGGATCTGCAGCGATTGGTCAGCTTAGTGACGGAGTTATCGGGCTCGAAAGGGATCAGCAGAACTCAAGCAAACGAGATCATACGATTGTTAGAGTCCTCAAGAACCGCTATTCTGGTGAAGTTGGCATCGCCACTGAGCTAGTTTACAATTTAGACACCTGTAGTTTCACCGAACATGCAATTACCGAACAACACTTTGACCCGACGACAGACTTCGGGTGACTTGGACGTAGCATTTGACATAGAAACAAACGGTATCGACTCAACTGAGATACATTGCATGGTTTTACAAGACCTAAACAACGGTATAGTTGAATCATTCAATGACCAAACACTTACCAACTCAGTTGTAAATGGCGTTTGTACTCTTAATATTTGCACAAACATTGTATCTCATAACGGTGTGATGTTTGATGTACCACAGATACAAAAACATTTTCCATTTTTTAATTGTAATCCTACACACTGGGACACATTGATTCTCAGTCGTTACTTTTACTCTGACCTAATGGACATTGATCTCAGACGTAGGTGGCCTATGATGCCAGCTAAATTGTATGGATCACACAGTCTCGAGGCTTATGGTTTCCGTTTAAACTTACATAAAGGAGACTATGGTAAGACCTCTGATTGGAAAAAATGGACTCCTGAAATGGAGGACTACTGTAAACAAGACGTTGCTATTGTCGCAAAATTATGGACGCATTTCCGCAAAAAGTTGTTGCTAGCGTCAGACTAGAACATGACATAGCAGAGCTTATGGCTAATCAAAAGACTACAGGATGGCCTTTTGACATATCCAAAGCACAACAACTAGAAAACACTTTACTAAAAAGACTGGAAGAACTCAGGCATAATGCTGAAAGTATGTGCTGGTGTGTCCCAGGAAATTTGTTTACGCCAAGGCGTGACAACAAGAAACAAGGCTACATAGCTGGTGCAGAAATGCAACGGTTAAAGGAGTTTAATCCTAGTAGCAGAGAGCATATTGCTTGGTGGTTCAAGACTAATCAGAATTGGAAACCAAACAAACTCACACCGACTGGTAAAGCAGTCATTGATGAGACTGTTCTCAAAGAAATTGGTACAAAAGAAGCGTTGGTATTTCTCGAGATTCTTGAAACACAAAAGAAACTTGGAATGTTATCACAAGGAACTAACGCATGGTTGAAGTTGGTCAAGGATGGCAGACTTCACCACTCCTGTTTTATAGGGGCTGCCACGCACCGTATGGCACACTCACATCCAAATCTGGCACAAGTTAGTTCAGACAAGGATTGCCGTGAGCTATTTATTACAAAACCTACATGGAAACTAATTGACAGTGACCTTGCAGGGATTGAACTTAGGCTGTTTGCACACTACCTTGCCCGTTACGACGGTGGGAGGTACGCTAAAATATTACTTGAGGATGACATCCATCAGGTAAACGCTGACAAGATAGGTATTAGCCGTCGTCAGGTCAAGACTATTACATATTGTTTTCTCTACGGAGGGGGCAACCAAAAACTAGGCTTGTCATACGACAACATGCTGTCCCCAGATGCTGCTGCAAAGAAAGGAGCAGAGATCAGAAAGGCATACATGGAGGCAATTCCTGGGCTGGAAAGCCTTGTCAACGCTACTCGGAAGGTTGCTGAGAAGGGTACGATACGTGCCATTGACAGACGCAACATTAGAGTGGACAAAGAACACAAAGCCCTTAACTTTTTGTTACAGGGTTCCGCTGCAGTCTTAGCGAAACGTTGGCTTTTGATAACAGATCACAACCTACGTATGAGTAATTTTGAACATGAGCGTTATGCCTTCGTGCATGATGAACAAGTCTTAGGAGCTCCTACAGAACAAGCAAAAAATATTGCTGAGGTATGTAAACTATCTGCAATACTAGCTGGAGAGTTTTACAATTTACGTATTCCCATTGAAGCCGATGCAAACATTGGTAACAACTGGGCCGAGGTACACTAATGCTACTAATTGACTGCGACTTCTTGGCTTACAAAGCCTCGCAAGTATGCGAAACTGGTATAGATTTTGGAGAGGATGTTATAGTAGCCCAGTCACAGTTCAGTGACGTACTACAAGTCTTTCAGACAGAGCTGGATAAAGTTACTTCAGCAATGATGGATGACGACATCATCTTATATTTCTCAGACCACAAGAATTTTAGGAAGAAAATTTTTCCTGACTACAAAGGTCATAGACAGAAACGTAAACCATTAGGTTACAAACGTCTAGTAAACTATTGTAGTGAAAACTATAGATTTGTTATGATGGAGGATCTTGAAGCTGACGATGCCATAGGTATTGAGGCAACTAAATATCCTGACCCTAGTAACATTATCGTTAGTCCAGACAAAGACATGAAGCAAATCCCCTGTGTTCTATGGAACATGGCTGACGAAGTGGAGGAGATTACACTAGAGCAAGCCGATGATTGGCACCTTATCCAAAGCCTTGCTGGCGACCCCACAGATGGGTACTCTGGTTGCCCAGGAATAGGAGTCAAGCGAGCTACAGCTCTGTTAAACAAGTCCGAATCTAAATGGGATGCAGTGTGTCAAGCATATAGAGATAGAGGGTTATCAGACGATGACGCTTTGCTCAATGCACGTTTGGCTAGAATTTTACGTACAGAAGACTACGACCATGATCTTCAACAACCTATTCTTTGGACACCTAAATGACCGACTCACCTTTGATAGCCAGAACTGGCAGAGTAGAAAACTGGATTAAGAATCCTGATGGCCGTTTACCTGTATCCTGCACTGTCTTTGTTGTCGAAGATAGTATGGAAGGCCCTAACGGTATAGAAGCATCTTGGAGATTTGTCTCCCATGCTTTAAGATATGGAGCTGGTGTAGCAGTACACCTCTCAAACATAAGACCCAACGGACATGAAAATGGTAAGGGTCTAGTAGCTAGTGGCCCAGTGTCATTTGCTAAAGTATATTCTGCACTCAACGAAACCATACGTAGAGGCGGGGTATATAAAAATGGAGCTTGTGTGTGTCACCTTGACTTAGATCACGCTGACGTACTTGAGTTCATACAAACACCCAGACACCAACTACCTTGGATTAAAAGGTGTGTTGATCTTACAACTGATATGTGGGACAAGACTCCTTACAAAAAAGAATTACTCGAAGGTATAAAAGCGGGTGACATTTGGTTAAACAAAATTAAACATGATCGCTATGGAAACAGAATCTACTCCAACGTCTGTCTTGAGGTTTACCTGCCCTCACGTGGAACTTGCTTGTTACAGCATGTCTCTCTCGGTGCCTGTACTATCAGCGACATATCAAAGGGTTTCAGTGAAGGTATGTCCGACTTGTGTAATCTCCATAGCAGGACAGGTATTGGAGAATCTGGAGAATACCTTACCCCAGAAAATGACAGACAAGTGGGGCTCGGTATGCTCGGTCTTGCCAACCTCCTCAGACGTTACAAAGTTACCTACGAAGAATTTGGAGAAGCCTTAGATCAAGTTATACATGGCAATTCTGCTCACGGAAATGCAGGAAAGATAGCAGAGGAAATACAAACAGGAGTATATAGAGCTGCTGAGATAGCACGTCTTCACCATATGGTACGTGCCTTCGCAATAGCTCCTACGGCTAGCTGCAGTTATAACACAAAAGACTTGGACGGATACACCTCTTGTCCCGAGATAGCACCACCAATAGCTCGAAGCGTTGACCGTGATAGCGGTACCTTCGGAGTTACATCTTATGATTATGGCGATGTAGAGATCGCCTCAGAAGTTGGCTGGACTGCATACAAAAAAGTTGCAGACGGTATAATGACACTTCTAGGAAAGACGGGACTTCTTCACGGATACAGCTTTAACTCATGGAGTGACGTTGTAACCTACGACAATGCGTTCGTTGAAGAGTGGCTTGGAAGCCCCCAGACATCACTCTATTATTCCTTACAGGTAATGGGCGATGTTCAGGACAAGTCGAGTGCATATGCAGCCTTAGATGAATCTGAAGTCGACAGTTACTTGGATGGGATCTTAAACAATGAACCCACATGTGATTGCCAAGAATGAAAACACCTTATGATAAACTACTACTCCGCAAAAGAAAGTGGACTCCCGTACAAACGACGGCTGGGAAACTACGTGATGGCTCAGAAGAAACCATCTTCCGTGCTCTTGCAGTACGCCATATGGAGCTTCCTGTGGGTGCCTTTATCGAGGAAGCTCTTACTAAGGAGGTTCCCAAAGATGCGAGAGTACTTTTACAGTCGAATGTAAACGACGAAATAAATCATGACCTAGCGTTAGGTTACATAGTAAACGCAATGGGTGTAGATGAGAAAGCGGAAGCAGAGGCATTACGCCTCCGCACCGCATGGGAAGAACACCCAGACCACACACTAACTAAAGCCTTGGTAGCTGAACGTGCAATATTTTTTGTGCTACTACCTTTCTTTAGATTCAATGGTGATGCTGGTCTACGTACAGTCAGTGCAGATATTAGCCGTGACGAACAAATCCATGTTGCTACTAACTCTCTCGTATGTGCTAGCATGGGCTTACGTCCAAGCCCTTCTTTAGACAAACTAAGAAAGGCTACAATAAACTGGATACTACAACCCTTGAAAGCGAACAACGAAGATAAGTACTTAAATAAAAATTTCTGGTTAGAAACCAGTGACCGTTTGATGTATGAAGGCAAAGCTCCTGAGTTAGCCGATACCAAACGTGCCCGTATGCCTGCGTTTTTTGAACATGCAAACACCAATTTACCCCAGTACTCTTGATTGGGGACGTATCGAAAAGATACTTGACGAACTTGACCAGCAGTTTCCTGACAAGTTTCCTGACCACAACCTATCGGAGAAAGCAATATCTTATAGGGCTGGTCAGCTGTCAATAATAAGATTACTTAAACATAAACTCAAAGGAGAATAATTATGTGTGTCGGCCCAATCGCTAATCTATTCGGAGGCGGACGATCAACCCCAGCTGCCCCACCAACACCAGCCCCACCAACTACCCCACCACCCCCAATGCCTGTACAGACAGCCCCAGTTGAGGCTCCTGTAGCTCCTACTCCAGCTCCTGTAGAACAGGATGAGACAAAGAGAAAGGCAAAGGTTAAAGCAAAGAGAGTTCAGAAGAGATCTCGTGCTAGAGGCACTACACAGCTACAAACCAAGAAACCAGCGTCAGGCGGATTGAAAGGTATTAGTACTTCTCAAGGCGTTAACACTGGCGGAGGCGGTGGCGGTGGCGGAGGAGGCACCTACTAATGGCCTTCGCACGGAAGCGGTACCATGAACTATCGTCCCACCGTGAACAATTTTTAAACATAGCCTATCAGTGTGCAGAGTTAACTATTCCTACATTAATCATGAGGAATGAAAACAACTCTAATTACACAGATTTTGATACACCATACCAGTCGGTTGGAGCCAAGGGAGTTAGCACTTTGTCAGCAAAGTTAATGCTATCTCTCCTACCTCCATCGACTTCTTTTTTTAAATTACAACTAGATGATTCTAAACTAGGACAAGAGTTACCCCTAGAAGCCAAGAGCGAACTTGATTTAAGTTTTGCTAAAATAGAAAGAATGGTAATGGATTCTATAGCAGCTTCTACTGATAGAGTACAGATCTTCGCAGCGATTAAACATTTAGTCGTTACTGGAAATGCTTTAATTTATATGGCAAAGGATGGTATGAAAGTATATCCTTTAAATAGGTATGTAGTTGAAAGAGATGGTAATGGTCATGTTATGGAAATCATAACTAAAGAACGTGTTAGTAAAAAACTACTTGGCATGGAGGATGAGTATGATGGCCCTAACGATGACGAGAAATCTGAATATGGCGGTAAAGATTGTGATGTCTACACGTGTGTAAAACGTGACGACAACGGATGGATGTGGTTTCAAGAAGTACATGATAGAATATTACCAGACAGTTATGGTAAGGCACCACTAGATAAGACACCTTGGTTGCCACTAAGGTTCATTACAGTAGATGGTGAGGATTACGGACGTTCCAGAGTAGAGGAGTTTCTTGGTGATTTAAAATCTTTAGAAGCATTGATGCAGGCTCTTGTTGAAGGGAGTGCAGCGGCAGCTAAAGTTATATTTACAGTATCACCTAGCTCTGTAACTAAACCATCATCACTATCAAATGCTGGTAATGGTGCTATTATACAAGGCAGACCAGATGATGTAGGGGTTGTACAGGTAGGAAAAACTGCTGATTTTCAAACAGCTTTTCAATTAGTCAATACTTTAGAAAGAAGAATAGCAGAGGCTTTTCTTGTTTTAAATGTAAGACAGTCAGAAAGGACTACAGCTGAGGAAGTTAGGATGACCCAGATGGAACTAGAAAGGCAGCTGGGTGGACTCTTTAGCTTGTTAACGACAGAGTTCCTCATACCCTACCTTAAACGTAAGATGCACACTCTTACTCAGTCTCGTGAAATACCATCTATACCTGAAAAGGTAGTTAAACCTACTATAGTAGCTGGTATCAATGCCCTTGGAAGAGGACAAGATAGAGATTCACTCATACAATTTATAACTACGATTGCTCAAACAATGGGGCCACAGGCTTTACAAACATTCTTAAATGCAGATGAAGCTATTAAACGTCTCGCTGCTGCTCAAGGTATTGATGTGCTTAACCTTGTTAAGAGTATGGATGAGCGTCAAGCAGAGCAACAACAAGCTATGCAAGCACAACAAATGCAATCTCTTACAGATCAGGCTGGTCAACTAGCGGGATCACCACTAGCAGACCCAAGTAAAAATCCTGAATTGATAGAGGCACTTAATTCCGCTGCAACACAACAACAGTAACTATGGCTGAAACATTCACCTATGACCCTTCAAATGACCCAGAAGCTATCGCAGCTGCTGAGGCTAGAGATGCAGAATCTTTAAAAGTTGGTGAGGAACTTGTTGAAAAACAAGAAAACCTACTAGCTGGTAAATATAAAAATCCTGAAGAGTTAGAAAAAGCATACCTTGAGCTACAGAAAAAACAAGGAACACAACCTGAGTCTGAACCTCAATCCGAGGAGGCACCTAACTACGAAGATAGGATGTACACAGAGGAAGGTGGTGTCAACTATGACACAGCTAACGAACTGTATGGTGATAATTTAGGAGAGCTTTTCAAAGCAAATGAGATTGACCCATTTGAGATGAATAAATATTTTGCTGAAAATAATGGCACACTATCGGAAGATATGTACGATCAATTAGAATCAGCAGGATTAAATAGAACTTTAGTCGATTCCTATTTAGAGGGATTACGTACTCAGATGGGAGGAGAACCACAACAGGTTTTATCTGAATCAGATGTTGAAGACATAAAAGCCATATCAGGTGGTGACAAAGCCTATGACAATTTGATGGAGTGGGCTGGTTCAAAGTTGTCTAAACAAGATGCAAAAGACTATGATGATGTCTTAGCTACAGGTAATAAAACAGCAATCACATTCGCAGTAAAAGCACTTATGGCTCAATACGAAAATGCAAATGGGCGTGACCCCAAGTTAGTCACAGGCAAACAGTCTGCTCCTGAACGATACAGGAGTATGGCTGAGGTAACTAGGGATATGGCTAAACCCGAATACCGCACAGACGAGGCATACAGAGATGATGTCCTCAGAAAACTAGCCGCTTCAAATCTAAACGTATAGGAGTTGATCCCATGAAAATGCCAAAGAAAAAAATGATGAAAGGTGGAAAGAAAGGTAAGGGGGGTAAGAAGTATTAATGCCATACTCTAGCTATTCACCAAAGCAAAAGAAGTTAGCTGGCCTAGCTGGTAACAAAAAGAAAATAGATCGGGCTGACCTGATCGCATTACGGACTAAGAAAGGTGGCAAAAAGAAAGGGCGTAAGCCTATCTCTCGGAAGAGGGGAAAAATCTCGTAAAGGCGGCCTAACAGCTAAAGGTAGAGCCAAGTACAATCGTGCTACAGGCTCTAACCTAAAGGCCCCACAGCCAGGGGGAGGTGCTAGGAAGCGTTCTTTCTGTGCTAGAATGAAGGGTGTAAAAGGCCCTATGAAAAAACCAAACGGTAAGCCAACCCGTAAAGCGTTGGCACTCAGAAGGTGGAAATGCTGATGGACAAAAAGAAAAAGAAAAAAAATCCTATATTAGATCCAGTTAAAAAACTTTTATTAAGAAAGGATAATATAGCTCCAGCTGCAAAATTCATTCAACGAAAAAAGAAACAAAACGATCTCATAAAAAGTTTCTTGGATGGCACACATGGCCTATAAAAAGAAAAAGAAAAAAGGAAACAGCAAATGCGGCTGTAAACACGGAGGTAAATAATGGGTAAACTATGTGCTAGAGGTAAGGCCGCAGCTAAACGTAAGTTTAAGGTCTACCCATCTGCATACGCTAACGGNTATGCCGTACAGGTATGTAAAGGTAAAATTAAAGGTAGTGACGGTAAACGTAGAACTGCCAAAGGTTACTCTAAAAAGAAAAAAAGGTAATGGCTAAATTAACACCCAGACAGGAAGCCACTCTAAAAAAACATCAGAAACATCACACTGCTAAACACATGGCTATGATGAAGAAGATGATGAGAAGCGGGTCTACTTTTACAGCTGCACATAAAGCAGCTATGAAGAAAGTAGGAAAATGAGTCTTAAGAGATGGTTTAAGGAGAAGTGGGTAGACGTTAAGACTGGTAAGCCATGTGGAAGACAGAAAGGCGAAACCCGTAAAGGCTACCCTGCCTGTAGACCATCAAGGCGAGTCTCGTCTAAAACCCCTAAGACCTCCTCGGAGATGTCTAGTAAAGAACGTGCTAGATTTCGTAAATCCAAAACAAGTTCAAAACGAATTAACTACAACCATAAACGAAGAAAGAGATGACACATCACAACCATGAAGGTGACAGATGGCATGTAGCAGAGGAGGTAAATGGCCGACTCGCAATGCTAGGTATATTGGCAGCTATAGGTGCCTACGCTTGTACAGGTCAAATTATCCCAGGAATTTTTTAAGCCACGTCCGTTCATCCCTAACGGGACGCATGCGATCAGATCATGGAACGGGGGTCTGATACTGAGGTTAATTATGTCTCCAGTAGAATTACAAGCTCGAGTCAAAGAGCAAAAAAATTTCAAAAGGCTAATGTTACTTAAGTATCGTGGCATAGAATACACATCAAAAAGGTAAATGGCATACAGGGAGGTTCGAGTCCTCCCCTACCTATTGGCTTCTGGCCCCTACGGGGATACCCATAAGCCGTCTAGACGGTGGGATAGACCACAAAAACATAGTGAGTCGCATAAGACTTGCAACTTTTCACGTGATAAGACGATAATTTATACCTAAAATTTTTTTAGAAAAATGGCACAACAGTCAACAAATGATCCAGCTTCACAATTAAATCTGGGTCGCATTAACGGTACTGGTAACGCCACTAACAATAGGGATTTATACCTAAAATTGTTCAGTGGAGAAATGTTTACTGGTTTCCAAAGAGAGACAATCGCTAGAGATTTAGTTCAAAAAAGAACACTCACAAACGGTAAGAGTTTACAGTTCATCTATACTGGACGCACAACAGCCGAGTATCATACTCCAGGAAATTCCATCCTAGGTAATGACCAGAAGGCACCTCCAGTAGCTGAGAAAACAATTACAGTCGATGATCTCCTTATTTCCAGTGCGTTCGTATATGAGCTAGATGAAACACTCTCACATTACGAATTGAGGGGAGAGATTTCCAGAAAGATTGGATATGCTCTTGCTCAAAAGTATGATAGACTAATTTTTAGAGCTATCGCTAAAGGTGCTAGACAGGCTTCTCCAGTTAGTATGACTAACTTTGTAGAGCCAGGTGGTACTCAAATTCAAGTTGGTGGCGGATCTGACGCAGACGACGCTTACAACTCAACTCACCTAATCAATGCGTTCTACGACGCAGCTGCAGCTCTTGACGAAAAAGGAGTCAGTGAGGACGGTAGAGTGGCTGTATTGACACCTCGCCAATACTACGCTTTGATACAGAACATTGAATCAAATGGTCTAATCAACCGTAACGAAAGAGGCGACGCATTGCAGTCTGGTAACGGTATCATCGAGATAGCTGGTATCCAGATCTTCAAGTCTATGAATATCCCATTCTTTAGTAAGTATGGTACTAAGTATGCTCCTGCTTCAGGTGCTTCTGCTGGTACTGACCTTGCTACAGTAGATCCAGGAAATACTGGTTCATGGGTTTCAGAGGGTATTGAAACAGCAAACACCGCAACAGGTAACAACTACGGTGCACGTCAGAACTACGGTGCTGCAAGTAACTTTGCAAACTCATGTGGATTAATCTTCCAACGTGAGGCCGCTGGTGTAGTCGAGACAATCGGCCCACAGGTTCAAGTAACAAGTGGAGATGTGTCTGTTGTCTACCAAGGTGACGTGATATTGGGACGTATGGCTATGGGAGCAGATTTCTTAAATCCTGCTGCCTCAGTAGAATTGTTCGCAGGAACAACTACAAAGCCTGCAGCTTTCAACTAATACATTTTATACGGGGGCACACGCCCCCCTTTTCTTATGGCAGCAATAACATATGGTGTGTCCACCGAACTGGATGCAGTAAACGCAATTCTTATGAGTGTTGGAGAGTCACCCGTCAACACCCTCACAGTGCAGAGCCCAGATGTGGCTATTGCTCAGGCAACTCTTCGACAAGTCTGCCGTGAGATACAAACACAGGGCTGGGTGTATAATACAGAAAATGACTATCCTATTGAATTAGATAGTAACAACCACTGTGTTATCCCAAACAACATCCTTCAACTAGACCTAAACCATTTTAGGCATGGTAATGATTTCGATGTTGTTAGAAGAAGTGACAACGGTATAATGAAAGTCTATGATAAGATAGGACATTCATTTGAATTTAAAAATGTCACAGGTGGTAAATTATATTTTGATGTAATCTGGATGCTAGATTTTGAAGATCTACCACAGGCATTTAAAGACTACATTACTACCAGAGCGTCGAGGATCGCCTCTAACCGCATGGTAAACAATCCACAGGCTGCTAAGTTACTTGAGTCAGACGAGGCTCTTGCAAGGGCAGCAGCGTTGGAGTATGACACTTCACAGGCTGACTACAATATCTTCACAGATACTAAGTATCAGCACAACCCCAATAGCACCTATCGTCCATCGCAAGTTATTAGAAGAATGTAATGGCAAGTATTAACCAACGTATTCCTAACTTTCTCGGAGGAGTTTCACAACAGCCAGATAAAATAAAATTTCCTGGGCAGTTACGAGTATGTGACAATGCTGTGCCTGACATAACTTTTGGCCTAAAGAAACGTCCTCCTGCAGAGTTTATAGGTAAACTAACAAACGCCAATACCACAGGTCATTGGTATGACATATTAAGAGACGGTGACGAGAAATATATTGTACAGATCACACCGTCCCTTACAGGATCTATGCCTATAAGAGTATGGGACATAGCAGATGGGACTGAAAAATCTCTGACAAATTCTTCTGGAGATTCTATATTTAGTTATTTATCGGGAGCAACATCTCCGTATTCTGTACAGACAATTCAAGACTACACCTTAATAGCTAACCCTAACAAAACTGTAGGAACTACAGGAACAACTGATGCACCAATATTAAATGGAGACTATTCGTTTGCAAGGTTAGACACTATTGCATACAATACAGAATATGTATTATACACAGGATCAGCCCCAACACCAAATACATACTATCGTGTAACCTCAATCAAAGTCGACGTCGTACAAAGTGGTAGTCTTAACGGTGCTACATTTGATGACAGTAACGAAGACGGAAGGTTTGCTGGAAGTATTGTTTGGTCATTCACAGGTGGTCAAAATGTAACTACAACTGGAGCTCAGGTTGGTGGTACTAATATCACTGAGGGTATTGAGGGTAGCTTACAGGTAAACGCTCAAAGTTTTATAAAAGACAATATAGCTACATACCAAGCTAGCGGGTCTTCTGGAACTCCATCAAACTCTGGTACAGGAGCTGACTTTATTGGGTACACACAAGACTATGATACTAGATATACTGCAACAGTTACCTTAAAAAATGGTGGTATAATTAAAACAAGTAATACAAACACAGCTCAGGGTTTATTCATTGATGTATCTTTAGAAGGTCAGACATACCGTATATCCGTTGAAGCTGTTGAGGAAGTTACCACATATGATGGGGTATCTAATATAGCATACCATAAAACTCCACGTAATCCATCTGAGGGTTATCTCAGTATGGCTACTATTCTTAAAGGTCTAGCATCTTCTGTAAATAGCTCACTTCCTAACGTCTCTGCTGAGGTTATTGGTAGTGGTTTATTTTTAAATGGTACGGGTGCTGACGGTGTAAACTTTCTTGGAGGTGCCGTAAACGAAAACATGAGTGTCATAGGTCAGAAAGCACAGGATATTAGTAGGCTACCAGCTATGTGTAAACAAGGTTATGTAGCTCAAATTTCAAATACTGCTGACTTGGAGACTGATGATTATTACGTAAAATTTTTTGCAGATAATGGTAGTTCTGGTGTAGGTAGCTGGGAAGAAACTGTAAGACCACATAACTTTGATGGTTCTGGAAACGATCCAATGGTAAAGGGTTTAGACCCCGCAACCATGCCACATGCACTTATAAACAACCGTAATGGTACGTTTACTTTTGTTAAGCTAGACTTATCAACAGCAAACTCACAGGGTAATGAAAACTATTGGAAAGATAGACAGGTAGGAGACGATGTATCTAACCCATTTCCTAGTTTTAAGGGTCAAACTATACAAGAATTGTTCTTTCACAGAAACAGATTTGGGATTATATCTAACGAACAGGTAGTTTTAAGCCAGCCAGGGGGGTACTTTAACTTCTTTATTGTGTCTGCTATAGCTGCTAGTGACGATAATCCTATAGATATTACTGTATCTGACATCAAACCAGCGTTTGTAAACCACACATTACCCATACAAAAGGGTCTTATGTTGTTTAGTGATAATGCTCAGTTTATATTATTTACAGAATCTGACATATTTAGCCCTAAAACAGCTAGATTAAAGAAGATAGCTAGTTATGAATGTGATGCCTCTATTGATCCTGTAGATCTAGGAACCAGTGTATTGTTTACTTCTAATGTCTCAGCATATGCTAGGGCGTTCGAGGCTACTGTGGTAGATGACGATGTACCTCCTAGTATAATAGAACAGACAAGGGTAGTACCAGAGTTCTTACCTAAAGATATAACCAAATCAACTAACTCAGCTGCTATAGGTATAACTTCCTATGGTAAAAAGGGTGATGACCAAGTTTATCATTATAAGTACTACAATGCAGGACAAAAACGTGAGCAATCAGCGTGGTATAGCTGGACTCTGACGGGTACAATGCAACACATGTTGTACACAGCTGGTAGTTTCTTTACAGTAACAAAACAAGGATCTGACTATATATTGTCTAGACATGAGTATGTTGCTGATGCTAACGCCAATAGAACTTATGTACTAGGTGGTGCGGCATCTGATGTAGGAGAGGCAACCAAGACTGCAAGGTGGTTTGAGCCATGCTTAGATAGTATGGCTATACCAAGTAGTTTTACCTATACTGCTCAAGGTGGATCTAATCTTACAGAGAAAACTGTAGTCACTATAGGATACACGCCTACAAGTGCTGATAACTTTTTCTTAGTTGGTTTGTCTGGTAATGATGGTTCAGGTAACTCTATAGCTGGTATGGTACGTAAAGCTGATGCTGTAGGAACTAACAGTGCTACATTTAATAATTTACATCTTGATGCGGGTGCTAAAGTTGCAGTTGGGTATAAATACACAACACTGATTGAGCTACCTACATACTACTTTACTCCTAGTGCTAACGTCTATGACATGGATGGTGAGCTAAGAATATCTGGTATAAACTTTGAGCTAGGTGTAAGTGGCCCTATGGAATTTCATATATCATCTACATTCAATGACATGGCTGACTTTGTACAGTTTGAGTCAGGAATGGTAACTAACGCTACAAGTTTTAACACACCACCCTCAGAGTTGACAAAACAAGTAAGAGTACCATTATATAAGAAAACAGATAAATATAAATTACAAATACAAATACCAGACCCCTTTTCCACTGCCCTACTCTCAGCTAGCTGGGATGGCAACTATAATCCAAAACGACATGTACGTAGGTAAGTATATACAGCCTTGCACTCCTGAGCTTGCTCTAAGTGTAGGGCTGAACTTACGCTGGGAAGACAGACGTGAGACAGAACAAACAACAGGTTTATCTGCAGAGGCTTCTATAATAGAGTCACATTTCAAATCTGCATATTCAGTATATTTTAAGGTTCCCAACGGCAAGGCTGCTGGAGTGGCGGGAGTAACTTCCCAAAATATAATATGGATGTTATGTACTGATGCAAGCACAGAATACCCACATACATTTGTAAGGGAAGCAAAACGCTGGGTAAATAGTTTACCTAATCCTTATTTATGCAATGTAGCAGATNTGAGAAATGAAGCACATATAAAACTGTTAAAGATGTTAGGTTTTACGTTTATCAAATATTATGTTTACAACGGAGTCCCACTTATAGAATTTATCAAACCATGTGCACAATAGCATTAGCAGTAGCATCTGGTATAGCCTCAGCTGGGGCTGGTATTATGGAGCAAAACCGAGCACATAGAGCTCAGGTTGATGCTGTTAATAGATCCAACGCCCAAGCTAGGCAGAAATACCTAAATGACATACAAATATCTTCTTTCAATGATAGACAGAAAGGTGAGGTATTTACACAACAACTACAAGCTGACGCTTTAGCTAGAACACAATTAGCAAAGCAGCTTGAAATAAACCAGATTGAGCAAAACAGAGCAAGTGAAAGTGCTCAACAGGAATTAAGAGAAAAAGTTACCGAATCCATGTTCCAAAGTCAAGAGAACCTAGCTAAACAGATACAAGCTCAAGGTACAGTTCTTGCTAGCGGTATGGCTTCTGGACAATCATTACTATTACAACTAGACGACGCTGAAAGACAAATTGGCTATAAGAACGCACAGCTAAACGCATCTATATTTGATGCAACCAGAGCATACGGACTTAAACAATTTGGTGTTGATCTTGACAGATACTCTGCTGATTCAAGAGCAATCAACTCTGTACAATCTACAGCTGTTGCTCCAGTAGCATCGTTTAAGAGCATAAAACCAATTATGCAAGACCCACCTTCCAAACCATCTATACTTGGGCCTTTACTCAAAGGATTTAGTACAGGTGTAGGAACTTACGCAGGATTAAAAGCAGCTCAATAAACTATGGTTTACAAAAGAAGCACATCCTTTTCTAGATACCAAGGCGGACGTACCGTACAGGATCTTGCAAAAGAGAAAAACACACAGGCTAAGGCCACAGAATTTCAAAGAAAACAAAGTGTCTCAAATTTTGAAAAAATATCTAACGACCAACTTTCAGAATTAGGACGAATCAATACTGTACAATCAAGTAACGACTCATACGAAGTAAACAATTTACGCAAATTTAGTAAGAGTTTAGACCAAGCTATCGCAGCTGGTACTACAGTGGCTAAAGAAGTTATTACTAGAAAGCAACAATCTGGTTCTGATTTCTTTGATAGATACGAAGCTGGAGATGAAGAAGCTAAAGCAATCATTGACTTAAATCAAAAACAGATTGAAGAGTTAGAGAAAGAGATTATTGAATTTACTTCTAATCAACAGAATAAATTAAGTGAAGTAGAAATACAAAATAAACGTCTAACTTTAGAAAATAAAATTAGGTTAAATAATGCTCGTAAGTTAGGCCCTCATAAATACTACGGTTTTGCAAAACGATACATGCAAGAGCGTGATAATGGGTTTTTATCTTGGTTTATGAACTCCCTAAAGGAAGACAAGACTGTTATTGTAGAAGGTCAGGGACAAGAGGGTGATCCTAATTATGTACCACCTATTTTAGTTAATCAGTATAATGACCAAGATCGTAACACACAGATACAAATTGAAAAATATTTAAGAAACACCTATGTAGAGCAAAGTGCTGTATCTGGTGTTAACAATAAAATTATCAATAAATATTTACGTGAACCTATTAGATTACAAGCTAATAAATGGAGAAANTTAAAGNTACAAGAAGATATAAAAAATCAAGCAGCTGAAGAGATACANGGNACTAATACAGCGGTATATAGTAATATTTTAAGTTATGACCATAAAAAAATTGAGGAAACAGTTAACGGTGAAGTAGTAGACAACTCAGGGTATAGTCTTGTTAAGGCTGCTATACAGGCTCAGATAGATACTAACAGAGATAGTTACAGTCGTTTNGGCACCTCCCCAGGAAAATCAACACAAACAGCTGCACAAGATAATATATACAACACACTGAAAGATGCTTTGTCTTCAGTTCCTAGTGATTATGACAGAAAAGAATTGTTAAATAGAATACTTAATGATAAGTTTTTAGTTAAGAATTTAGGTAATAAAACTTTAGAAAAACATTTTGGTTCTAGATTTAATGCAAGTAAATTAGCTTTGGAAATTGAATCAACTATAGCTAATAATAGAATTGCTAATTCTAAAATTGAAGCTAATGCAGCTAAAGATCTTTTATCTACAGAATTTCAATTTTTAATAAAAGGTGTAGATGAAAACAAAAAACCTTATTCTCCAGTTATGTTTGAGGCAGCTTTAGATAAAGCCTTTAACACTTATGGACATAATCCTACTGCAGTTGACACTATTACTAAGTTTAGAAGTAATCTTAAGAAATTCCAAGAAGGTCAAATTAGTGATGTAAAAGCAAGAGAGTTAATATTAAATGATGTAAGTTTATATGGTAAAGTCACATTAACTACTCAAGGATCACTTACTCCTAGACAAAAAGAAAAGTTTTCTAGCATAGTACTACCTGACGTTGGAGCTAAAGTTATATTTGCTGACGAGGTATTATGGCATGAAACAGGTGATGGTAGAATAACATTAAGTACAGATAGATCCGAAATTCATAACTCACTAAACACATTATTTCTTGATGCCTCTGCTGATAAAAATTCAATAGCAGCTAAAGACCCTCAACTAGCTAAGGCTAAAATTTTTGCTATAAATACTTATCTTCCTGAAATAAAAGGTAGACTTAGAGGTGATGCAGAGTTTATGAATAATAAACCAGATACCATGACAGAGGGTGAGTACATACATAATAGAGCTGTTCAAATTATAAAAGGTCAGATACAAGCTGCTAAAAATCCCGCAAGTGAATCAGATGATACAAACCCGTTTAGAATTAAAGCTGTACAAAATGGTAATGGTAATGTTTTTATAGATGACAGAATTACAAAATTAACTGATAATAGCTCGGCTGTTACTAGATTTAATGAAGTTGTTAATAGCTCTAAAGAGTTAGCACTTAGGGTAGAAGAGGTTTTTAACAATAATAATTTTAGTGGTGACATAGTATCTAATGTAAATATTTTAGATCAAATTGATGGGTATAACGGAATTGAAAATTTAGAAAAAAGGGCTGAGTTACTTACTCCAAGAACAAATGACGATGGCCTAATTACTGAGTTCCCAACATTTATAAACCACGTTGCTAACTCTGACGGGGTTCAACGTAGCATACTAGATTCTTTAAATTTACAAAGAAAATTCAATAACCTACCTCCTATATCCCCAAACTCTTTAGCTCCTAATCTTAAAATTGCACATCAAATAGTAAACGAACTAGATCAGGATACTTTAAAACTAATAGCATCTAACGACATTAGAGATGTGTCTACGGGTATAGATAAGGCTGGTTTAATTGATATAAACTTAGTTGCAAATGCTTTGGGAGAAGGTTATGAGATAGGTAACGGTAAGGTTACTGAAATATTAAATCAACTAAAAGATGATGGTAAAATAGGCACAGACTATAACCTTAATGTTTACAACTCTGACACTGACATAGGAGCAGAACTTAGAGATTTGGTACGTAAATATTATGCTAATGAATTAATACAATCAGTAGCTGGAAATACTGACAACAAGCTAGTTGCACTTAGACAAATCAATACAATAGCTCTAGGTGGTAGTGCGGGAGATTGGTATGATAGCTCTTACGATGCACGTAATAGTCAGTTTATAAACAATTATTATTCAGGTGGATTAGATTATGGGTCTACGGTTGCTATAGCTGCACAAAAAGAATTAAACATTCAAGATGGCGGTACAGTTAACTTTAAAAAATTATCAGAAAGGTTTGAAACTGTAGAAAACAGATACCCAGGATCTAGAGAAACTATAGTAAGTATTCCTCAGTTAAGAGATAAATTACAAAACTTAGAGGTTCCTGTACAAGAATTACTTAATGGTAAGATTAATCCTGATTATGTTGAATACACTAAAAATAAATCATATTTGGAAAGTAAATTATTTGTTTTAGATCATATTAACGCTGATCTTAATTTACAGATACCTCGGGGAAGCTATGGTCTATATAGAGGTCAAAGTGAGCTAAGTGCTTTGGTGTCTGGTAGAAGTGATGCTAGGTTAAACATACATATTAAAAATGTATTAGGGGATACCGAATATGATAGAATTACAAAAAAAGTAGCAAATGATTTAGGATTTGACAGAGTTCCAAGTAACTTTACAGCAACTTGGTTAATGAGTCCTACATCCCAAGGATCTACAATAGCCAAACAGAATCAATTTGTACAAGCAATGATTAGAGAATTAATTAAACATCCTGAGTTTAAAGTTATTTCGGAGTCTGAAACATGAACGAACAGTATGATAACCAGAACGAACAGGATCAAGCTCTAGGTGGTGAGATACAAAATATAATGGGTAACACCCTCGCAAGCCAATCAGTTGACAGTTATATGTTGAATGATGATGGTGGAGATGAAAGAGTACCTGTTGAACAAAATCAAACCTTTCAAGAGCAAAGAATACCTACCAACACTGATAGACCAAGCTCAGGAGAAGACCAAGGTTTTATAGCTAATAATGCTGGTCAGGCTGTAAGAGAGGTAGGAGCTGCCTTAGTTGGTGGTACTGTTGATGCCGTTGACAGTTTAGGTAGTTTTTTAGATTTATCTGGAGACACGGTTGCTACAGGATTAAGGACTATACTTGGTAAAAAAGATTCCAAAAACAACCCTTTTAGTAAAGATTACAAAAAAGGTGCTTGGTGGGATGTACCTGACGAGTTAGTTCCAGAAAACAACTCAGGTATGGGTAAATTAGCTCGAGGTCTGGTAGAATTTGGTTTACTTACTGCTATTACTGGAGGTATTGGTGGTAAGGTAACTGGAGCTGCTAGAATAGGATCTAGAGCGGCTTTACTAGCAAGACAGGCTGGAGCAGCTAAATCTGGAGTAAGGTTTATTAAATTTGTTCCTAAAGCAACCTCAGTGTTAGCGGAAGGTGCTGCAGCTGATCTTATTAGTGAAAGCTCAGAAATGGGTAATATAGCTAACTTAGTCAACCAGTATGCACCATTTATACCTTTTACAGAGGCTTTAGCAGTTGACCCAGAAACAGATTCTGTTTGGGTTTCTAGAATGAAAACTGTAGCAGCTGGAGCTGGGATGAACGCTGTAGGGCATATCTTAGCTGCTGTTGTTAAAGGTAAATGGGCTGCTGTAAAATCTTTAGAGAAAAATAAAAATTTACCACAAGCTGAACGTGTTGCTAAGGCAAACGTAGATGCTAATAAAGAGGTAAAAAAATCATTTGATAAAGATATTGTCGACGATGCTGTAGCTCACGACGAAATGACACAGTTAAGAAAAAGTGCTAATAGAGGATTAAATAACAGAGATTTTAGAACTGAGTACAATAAACTTATATTAGAGTCAGAGGATTTTAAAGAGTATGAGTTAATTAAATTTAATGCTATAAATGTTTCTGAACGACCTGAGCTAATGAAAAGGCTTAGAGAAATAGTACCTGATTTAGACAACCAAAACCTTGATGAAGCAACTTTAAGAGATTTAGCTTTACAAGAATTTGATGATTTAGCAGATGTTATTGGAGGTAGAAAAGGAGATCCTTGGCTTCCAGAAAAAGGTTTAAGTTTATCACAAGCTGCAAATATTCTTGCAAACGGGCCAGATGAATTTGTTGATGCTTTAAGATACGGAAGTTTTAAGAAAGCAACATACCGTACTTTTGATGACACTTCTGACGCAGCTATAACACGTAACTTACAAGAAAGTATATCTAACGTACGTATTGATGGTGTTCCTGCTAGTGCTAGNCCATTAGTCACAGAGGCCGCTTTTAAAAAAATATCACGTGGCGATAAAGATATATTAGAGTATGTTAAGGAAGTAGCTGAGGATTTATCAGGAAAAATTTTTAGTGGTAATCTAGGAAAAATATCACAAAAATTTAGTCAGCAAAACATTAGAGACTTAATTATTAGACAGACTGCAGAGCTACATGAATTTATGGATGATGGCCCAGCAGCTGTTGATAATTTACGTAGACACTTACTAGGAGACGAAAATAATCGTATTATATGGGCCCATGATGGAGAAAAATTAGTCACTATAACAGCCACACAAAAGGCTGCTGCACAGTTATTCCAACATACTTTAGCTAAACAACTACAAGCTATTGCTACAGGAGCAGTAGATTTACCAAGTGGTGTAAGTAAAACTAGACAAGCTGACATGATGTATGATATGTTAAAGGTTATCATGCTTGAACAGAAAAAACTAGCTTATTTAACAGGTAACGAGTTGTTACAGCAAAGAAACTTTGCGTTAGATGCCTACGTTAAAGATACTATTAACAAAGGTATAAAACAAATTAATCAAGAAATGGATGATTATTTTGCTAATTTGGCTAAAATACGTAAAGGCCCTAATGGAGAAAAACTTGCTGCAGATTTAGAATTTTTACACTTACTATCTGGAGGTAGAGTCACAACCCTAAACCATATACACACATATCTGAATGGTGTTGTTTCTGGAAACCCATTAGTATCCAACCCGTTTGGGTTAGGTAATCCTTTTAGAAGAGTTAAGATAGATGGTCAATCAATAACACCAAGATTATCACAAGAGCTGTCTTCGGTATATTACAGTTCTATGCTAAGTAATCTAAGAACTCCATTCAAAGCTAACTTCAGTACAATTTTGATAGCAGCATTACGTCCAGCTCAGGCTTGGATAGGTTCTGTGGTAAGAGGAGATCAGAAAGCTAAGATGGTTGCTGTAGCAACTATGAAAAGTGTTGCTGATATGTACTCTGAATCTTTAAAAATGTGGAGGCACAACTGGGATTTAGGCGTAAATAGAAAGACTCAAAGTTATGTAGGTAAATTTACTATAGAACGTGATATTGAACAGTTTAATAGCTTAGAATATTTTTACAATAATTACAGTAATCCCGAATCTCGAAGAGCTTACCAAGCATTAAAAGGTCTTATAGACTTCAACACCAACCCCTTTGTACGTTTTAGTACTAACCTAATGGGAGCTGGAGACGCATTTGCTCGTACACTTATTGGTAGACACTCAATGAGAATGAAAGCTGCTACCGAGGGTTGGGATAAAGGTCTACGTGATAAAGATTTAGTGAAATATGCAATAGAGAATGAAAAGAGATTTAGAGATGAAGTATTTGTAAAAGGTAGGCATGATGAGTATATTGTCTCCGATAAAGCGGCTACATTAGCTGGTAATGAGGCAGCTATGACTCAAGCACTACCACCTACTATCAAAGCCTTTGAAACCTTGTCATCACTTCCAGGTGGGAGATTTTTCTTCCCCTTTGTACGTACAGGATATAATGCTTTACGTTTGACTTTTGCTAGTACCGAACTAGAAAGGTTTACAAAGAGGTTTGATGACATTATGAATAGCAGAAACTTAGATCTATACGGACTTACAGAGGAGACTGTAGGCAATGCACAGGCTTTAATGCGTGGACGTATGGCTGTTGGTAATGCTATGGCGGTAGTTTCTGGGTTTTTAGCTATAAACGGCTTAATGACAGGTGATTTACCACCAGATAGAACAGAAAGGGAGCAATGGCAAGCAGCAAGAATACAGCCAAACTCTTTTAAAATTGGTAATAGTTGGGTTTCTTATACATCATTAGAACCATTTAACACAATATTCTCTACTGTAGCTAATGTGGCTACAAGACAGGATGCTTTAGGTGAAGATGTCTTTGATGATATGGCACAAAAAATTACTTTTATGTTTGCATCAGTGTTAGTTGACAAGTCTATGTTAGCTGGTGTTGATGATCTTGTTACAATTATGGATGGTAATAGTACAGGAGCACAAACTGAAAGAGTAATTGCAAAGTTGGCTAGAAATAGCCTTCCATATGCAGGATTTTTAGGTGGTATGGGTGATATTATACACGGAAATAGAGTAGAAGCAAACACTATGTTTGAACAAATATTCCAAAGAGACGCATTGTTAAGAGCATCATTACCAGCAAAGTATGATATTCTTAATAAAGACAGATCTGGAGTTAAGTTTTCACCTAATCCTACATTTCCATTACTAAGAATGTTTAATAGTATATCCCCATTTGCAGTAATGACACCTAATAATGACCCAGTTAAACAGGCCATGTTGGATATAAACTTTAACATACCAGATGAAGTTACACAATATGCAGGAGAACCTCTTACCTCAGCTGAAAGGTCTGAGCTACAACGTCTTATGTCAATGGATGTGACGTTTAGAAAGAATCTTGAAGCAATTGTTAACAGCCCTTCATGGAAAGCTCAAGTTGAAGCGTATAGAGAGACAGGTTTATTAAATAGAGATGGAAATGACCACACAGCTATGCCGTTTTACGAAAGAATTAGACAAGAATTTGTTAATGCAAAAGAACGAGCAATTACACAGGTGCTTGCTGGTAATGAAGAGTTAGATATGAGAATTAATAAACGTAAACGCCAACAACAACTACTTAAACGAGGTGATCTTGAGGCTTTACAATACTTAAATAGTAAAGAGTTCCACAAATAGCACCAATCCCATACATTGATTATCAATGGCAGTAACAACTAAAAAAACATTTCCTAACGCAGTGGGTACAAACGGGCAGTCTGCGACTGTCTTTACCCCCGTTGGGATCGAATTGAATAACCATGATGATCTGGATGTATATGTAACTCTGTCAGGTGGTACAAGAGTGCTACAACTACGCCAAACAAGCGGTAGTACAGCACAATCTAGCCACCCACAGGTCAATAATACTGACGGATTATACTTCCCAGCAGTTTCAGCTGGTACAACTTTATATAACTACACACTATCCACAGATAACAATACAATTACGTTNAGCACTACGCTTCCTACAGGAGCTGTGGTNTCAGTTGAGCGTAGAACTAGAGACGCATCGAGTGATTATACCAACTTTGCGGGTGGTAGTACAATAAGATCTACTGATCTAAACAATGCGTTTGATGAGTCTAATTTTACAGGTCAAGAGGCTAGAAATAAGTCATTTGAACTGGAAGGGGCCTTGTTTGAAGGCGGTTCTATAACTAAAAACTTTGTAACATCATCACATATTGTAGATGGTACGATTGCTACAGCTGACTTAGCTAATAACTCTGTAACCACAGACAAAATAGCTGATGGAAACGTAACAACTGCTAAAGTTGCAGATGATGCTATAACAACTGCTAAAATAGCGGATGGGTCAGTTACAGGTGCAAAATTTGGATCTAATACAGTCACATCAAGTGCTATAGCTAATAACAACATTATAACTAGCAAAATAGCTGACGGTTCGGTTACAACACCAAAAATTGATGACAATNCCGTTACAACAGCTAAGATAGCAGCAGATGCAGTTACAAATGCTAAGATTGCAGACAACTCAATAGATTCTGAGCATTACGTAGATGGTAGTATTGATACAGCACACATTGCTGATAGTCAAATCACATCTGCTAAAATAGCTGACGGAACTATAGTATCTGCAGATTTAGCAAATAACTCGGTCACGTCTGTTAAAATAGCAAACAACGCAGTCACAACTGACAAGATAGCTGACGGTGAGTTAACAACATTAGCTGGTATGCAATCTGGCACAGCTTCAGTTTTAGCTGATAGCACAGCTCTTACAGCTTCTACAGCAGAGCTAAACCAGCTTGACGGTATAACACTAGAAACCTCTGTTACTACAAACAGTGATACACACATACCTACATCAAAGGCAGTAAACGATCTTGTATTGTCTGTAACAAACGCCCTTGGCGGTTTTGTAGCTATACCAAACGAAACAAGTTTTCCTACAGCTAACCCTGACCCAAGTAACAATGCGGGTACAGTTGTGTCTATATCACAGCTTGCAAACGGTCTTGCAGTCAACGGTAGCGGTGTAGCAACAATAGCTAATGGTGCTGGAACTGGTAATACAGTAACCATAACTGGTTTTCCAGCTAACTTACAAAGTCAGACACTACCAGCAAGCAGTGGCTTACAGGTACAAACAACATCAACTTTACACACATATACATTTCACAAACAGCTAGCTAGTGCAGCAGATATACAGGCTATCAGTGCAACAGTTAACTCATTTTCAAACAGATACAGAGTATCAGCTTCTGCACCTACATCTTCACTAGATGGCGGTGACTTGTGGTTTGACACAACTAACAACAAGTTAATGGTGTACAACGCTACTAAAACAGCGTGGGAAGAGGTAACATCTACTGGTAACTTCTTTATAAACACCTTATCTAGCACTGGATCTGGTAGTGATAACCCCCCAGGTGGTAGTGCAACATTNAACGGNACNGCTCAGAAATTTGCTTTATCTAACCCTCCTCAGTTCGCAGCTCAACTCCTCGTCAGTCTTAACGGAGTCATTCAGAAACCTAATTCTGGAACCTCAGTTCCAAATGAGGGATTTGCTATCAGTGGTACTAACATTATATTTAGTTCCGCTCCTCCTGCTGGTGCTGATTTTTTCATCATTACCATCGGATCATCCGTAGGTATAGGTGTACCAAGTAACAACACAGTTACAAGTGCAATACTACAAAACGGATCAGTCACAACTGCGAAAATTGTAGACTCAAACGTGACTACTGCAAAGATTGCAGATGATGCAGTTAATGGAGATAAAATAGCTACTAATTCAGTAGGGCAAGGTGAGCTATCAACAAACGCAGTCACTACAGTTAAGATTGCAGATGATGCAGTAACTGCTGCAAAGCTCGCTAACACGTCTGTAACTGCTGGTAACTATGGTTCATCAACTTCTATACCAAGCATTACAATAGACGCTCAGGGACGTATTACAGCAGCATCTGGCAATACTGTTAACACAGATCTAGTTGGTGACAGTTCACCACAGCTAGGCGGAAATCTTGATCTAAATAACAACAATATACTTGGAACTGGAAGTATAAATATTACAGGTGGAGTCACTACCACATCAACAACTACTATTGGTGGTGAACTTAATTTGATGAACGGTTCTACAGACGCTACTAGAATTATAGATGCAGGCATAGGATCTAATCAATTTATAATTAGAGGTACTTCTAGTGGTGATGCTAACCATACAACTATGCTCTATGCAAAACGTGCTGGAGAGGTCGCCTTACATCACTCAGGACAAAAAAAGTTTGAGACTACAAGCTATGGCGGATTATTGTCTGGTAATCTTCAAGCAAACTCTGTTTTTCCTAGTGTAGACAGTACATATAATTTAGGCACTAATACTACATATTTTGCTAATGCTTACGTTGACAACTACTATGGTAACGGAGCAAACATTACAAACGTTAATGCAGCCTCTCTCGGTGGTATTGCTCCTAGTAATTTTTTAAGATCAGATGGTAACGATCAGTGTCTTGGAAGAATTACATTTGAGGCTAATTCTCAATATAACTATGACGACATAGCAACTAGCACAGGATCGCTAGGTGCTTTTGAAGTATATAACTCAGGTATTGGTAATGATGCGTTTATGTCATTCCATAGTGGTGGTGATTTTGCTTTGTATTTTGGATTAAATGCAGATACTAACAAACTGGCGGTTGGCGGTTGGTCAATGGGTGCTAGTAAGTATGACATTGCACATGAAGGTTCAAGTTATATTCCTGTATCAAACAATGCTTTTGATTTAGGTTCATCATCACACCGTTGGAGAAACATCTATACTAATGACCTTAACTTATCTAACAAAGGTTCATTTAACGAAGTAGACCAAACGTGGGGTGACTGGACAATACAGGAAGGAGAATCAGACTTGTTTTTAAAAAATAATCGTTCTGGTAAAAAGTACAAATTTAATTTAACAGAGGTATCATAATGGCTATAATACAATCAAATGGTGTAATACAAGTAATTCGTTTTGAAAGCACCTCTGTAACTAACGTAACTTCAACAGGTGAATGGACAATAAGTGCTTCTAGATCTCCATCACTAATTACTAAAGCTGCAAACTCTCGTTTTATTTATGCTTGTGCCTTTTCTACAGAAAGTGATTTACCTATATCAGGTTGTAATTCATTTTTTAGATTAACGTATTCAACAAATAATTTTGCTAGTACTGACTATGCTAATAGTTCTGAAGTTTTAAATGGAACTTGTATTCCTGATGCTCACGGTGGAAGTATATTACAACACACTCTGTTTCATTATGATAGTAGTTTTGCTGCTGGAACAAATGTGAGATTTCAACTTAATTATGTTAAAAGTCAAAGCCAAAGTGTTCAATTTAATCAACAAGGTTTATCGGGACAACCCAGTGGTACATCAAATAAAAGTTATGGTTATGTAATGGAGATAGGAGCATGAGTTTAACACAAATAAATTACAGTAATTAACTATGGGACAAACACAAGTGAGCAATGGTGGGATACAACCTACCATTCTTGAACCAATACAAAATTTATATACTGGATCTACTATAGTCTTTACGGTAACTGTTGCATCTAAAGATTCTACTCACAGATACAACGGTCAAGGTTCTAGCAACGGTTATAAAATAGATGGTAAGTTTGCTCCATTTATTGTACTAACGCCAGGAATTACCTACAAATTTGACCAAGCAGACAGTAGTAACAGTAACCATCCGTTACGTTTTTACAAAGATGCGGCTAAGGCCACAGCTTATACTACAAACGTAACAACAAACGGCACTGCTGGTTCTAGCGGTGCTTANACACAGATTGTCACAGNNGATGCTACACCTACGATTCTGTACTATCAATGCAGCCAGCATGGTCTTATGGGTAATGCTGTGCAAACAAACGGACTTGCAAGTAGTGTACCAGATGACGGTAGTATCACTACAGCTAAGTTAGCTNATGATGCAGTTACTACAGCAAAAATAGCTGATGAGGCAGTAACTTTATCTAAATTACCTCATGGTACTAGCTCTAATAATGGTAAATTTTTAAGAGCAAACAATAATGCAGATCCTACCTTCGAGTCAGTACCTAATCAAAATTTACAGGCTCCAAATGGTCAAACTAGAATATTAGTTGATAACACAGATATAAATATAGGCTATGCTCCTTTAAAATTTGATACTGACCCAAATAACGCATTTAATATTAAAATTCAAGGGCCATCTACATTAACAAAAAATAGTTCATTTACACTTCCAGAAGACGGGTCTAATGGGCAATTTTTAAAAACAAATGGGAGTGGTGCATTAAGTTTTGAAACTGTTAATACTGATTTAAGTTCTGACAGTTCACCTCAATTAGGTGCTGATTTAGATACGAATGGNAATGATATTGATTTTGCTGATAACGATAAAGCAACTTTTGGTGCTAGTCAAGATTTAGTTGTACGTCACAGTAATAGTGACAACAATTCTTATGTAGAAGAATCAGGTGGTGGTAGTTTAGTTGTTAAGTCAGATGATTTTTATTTACAAAATGCTGGTGCTAACCATACACAAATAAAATCTGATTCAGATGCTGAAGTAGAACTTTCACATAATGGTACACCAAAATTNCAAACTACACAGGACGGNGCAAAAATTTTAGGTACTGGTAATCTTATATTACCTGCTGGAAATACGAGTGAAAGAGGTNCAGCTCAAGCTGGTTCTATTAGATATAACACCCAGACATCTCAGTTAGAAATACATAATGGAACTACATGGGTAGGAGTTGGCAAAAGTACACCACAAATTGTAAGCGTATCTAATCAAACCACTAATGGTGCTGCTGGTACTACTATGGTTATTAAAGGCGAAGGTTTTGTTAGTGGTTGTACTGTTCACTATGTTGGAAATGATAACACTAATATTGCAGCAGGTACAGTAACGTTTAATAGTTCTACGCAACTTACTATTGTGAGTCCAGCATTGACTGTAGATAAAGCACCTTACGCTATAAAAGTAACTAACCCAGATGGCGGTTTAATAATAGCAGCACCAGAAGTAGAAGTTACTGCGGGTAGTGTACCAAACTGGACAACAGCCCAAGGTCAATTAGGTGGCGGTGCTATACAGAAAAATGCTGCTGTAAATATAACTGTTGCAGCGTCAGACGCAGATGGACAAGCTATCACATACTCTGAGACAACAAGTGTTTTAACATCTAATAGCAATACACCTGCTGCTACTATGAACTTATCGTTAAACAGTTCGACAGGTGTAATTTCTGGTACATCTCCTAACGTATCCGCAGACACAACATATAACTTTACACTTAGAGCAACTGATACTGCTACTAACTTTGCAGACAGAAACTTTTATATTATTGTACAAGCTGCACCACCTCCTAGCTATTGGTTTAGAGGATCATCACAAGGCGGTAGTGGTTTAGCAAGTGGCGTAACTTGGAGTCATACAGGTTATTATCCTAATGCTACTGGTGGATCTAACGCTAACTCAGATAGATTGTATAACTATGGTCAAGGTAACTCAGGTACATACGCTGGGTTTAGACAAACTGGATATACAAATGGTATTACAATACCTGTAGGACACGACAGATGCGACATCTATATAAGTTCAATCCAAAGAAATAACTATTCAAATGGTAACCAATGGACTTCAACACAACCAAGTGGTAACTCCGCAGGTACGTTAGCCTTCGGTGATTTAATGAGTAATCCCAGTACAGGACTGCATACTTACACCATACCCTCGGCAGATCAAGGTCAGGTTAGATATTTTGTTATGACAGGATACGCTGGGCAANATGGTTATTGGCAACAACAAGTTACTTTAGTAAAAACATACAACCAAAACAATCCATAGAGGTAAAAGACGCATGGACAANATTCCAAGCATCTCAATCCCCAACATAGATCAGATACAAACTATATCCATACCTTTACCAACAGCTGATGTACCATCTTACAAGCCGCTTATTGTACCTCCGAGCGATCTTCGCAGACCAGAGGGGACTCAATCAACGGAAACCAAAAAAGAACAACCAGAACAAAGAAAACTAGACATACCTATTATAGATGTCCAGATGCCAGTTCCATCGCCTGAAGTTATGGTTACGGCTGTAACTACGGCGGTGGCAGCTGTGGCTACCACAACACTGGCTCAACCTTTTTTTGATCTTATAAAAAAACGTGTTCAAAAATTCTTACAAGGTAAGATTGACAAATGGAAGAAAAAAAGAAAAAAGGTTTAATGGATGGATGTGATACACACGAAGAACGCATGGAAATTGTGTCTACAATAGTAAGACTAGGCGTTGTAGTGTGGAGCGGATTTATAATAACATTAAACTATGTAGATGTACCAATGCTTAAAAAGTCGTCAAGTGCTGCGGATATAACTTTCGTAGCTTCGATTTTTGCGGGCGGTATTGCTAGTTTTGGTTTGTCTACATCAAACGGAAAAAACGGTAATGGCAAAGGAGAGTTAAAATGCTCTGAATGTCAAAAAATAATCAAATGAAAAAATTTCTACTACTAGCATTGTTGATACCAGCAGCTGCTAGTGCAAACACCGTGACACCGCAGTTTACACAAGGTAGTATGAACGCTACTACAACCACCACTCAGACTATAACAGAAGTGACGCAAAAGCAAGTTTTTGGGGCGGCCACGAACACTTGGTCTGGATCTAACGTAACACCGTCTGCAGATATATCTGGGAGTGGTACAACATTCACAGTTACTGATACATCGTTACCTTGGACATTAGAAACAACAAGTCGAGCCGCAGGGTTAGTAGAGCAATGGGATACAACAACAAACTATACCATAAACTCTACTACTACCTCGCTCTCTGTATTCTCACAGTAACTCCAGCATACGCTGAAGGTGAGACAAACAACACTTCCAACCCCGTGGCCGCAGCTACGGGAAATGTTACCAATCAGGCAGTGCAATTTCAAAACAATGGTGCACCGTCTAGACAGCAATACGGCCCTAGCATATCCTGTAACGGGTCAACAATGACTTTTAGCCCCTTTTATATGGGTAATGATACCTCACCATACGACCCCGAAGGGTACGTAATTAGTGAAAACTGGGGCTTTCAAGTTAACTTTATGATACCTCTTGACAAGCGTGGTCTAGAACAATGTAGACGCATAGCTAAACGTCAGGAAGAAAAGATGCAATTAGACTTTGAGCTTGTACGTGCACTGAAATGTGCAGAATTGCAGCAAAGGGGCTTTACTATCCGCCCAGGGACACGTGTTTACCACATGTGCCAAGACATAGTACCAATACAATCATTATTACCAAAAGAAGATGCTAGCACTACTAAAACCAATCGTTTTAACTTTTTTAAAAAGTGAGAAATTTAAGTTATTTGTAGTTGATTTGTTAGAAAGATTAGCTAAAGAAAGTGACAACGACCTAGATGATAAGGCTGTAGAGTTTATCAAACGTGGTCTATTTCCTCCAAAGGTGGTTATAAGTGAGTGATGTAAAACGCATACCCCGCAGAGCTGGCGAGGATGAGTTTAATGAACTACATAAACTAATAACCCAAGAGCTTACTGCAAGGGTACGTAGTGGCGAGGCTACTACAGCTGACCTTAAAGTTGCCGCTGACTGGTTATACAAAAACGACATTACAGGTGTGGCGTTCGATACGTCACCCTTGTCTCAGTTAGCAGACATTATGCCGACTGTCGATTTTGACACTGTACAAAATGCGATAATTAAAAATGGCTCCTAAAAAACTACCACGTAACAAACTTAAAAAAAGTGCCAGAAACTACAGGGACAACCCCGAATCACGGGCCAAGAAAAATGCCGCCCAAAGACAACGTAACAAGACTAAATCAGCGATTGCGTATAGAGTTGAGCTCAGACGAGCAAGACGAAAGGCAGGGGCGGAAGGTAAGGGCGGAAAGGATTTTTCACACACTAAGTCAGGAAGATTAGTCCGTGAAGACCCATCTAAAAACAGAGCAAGAAACCGTGGTAAAAAATGACACCAGTACTTCCTAGTTATAAACATTACACACAAAACTTAATAGCCATGACCTCATCCGAAGCAAAACGTATGTGGAGACACGCTATCAAGGAGGCAAACAATTATGAATGTATCTATTGTGGAACAAAACATTGCGAACATGATCTTACCATTGACCATGTACGCCCCAGATGTGCTGGCGGTAGTCACATGTCTAGGAACTGCGTACCAGCCTGTGTCAAGTGTAATCAAAACAAAGGAAGCCATGACTGGTTAGAATGGTTTAGGGACAACTTTCCCCCAAACCCTATTCGAGAAAACTTAATACTACAGTGGATCAGATGATCCTCTAAGGCACCTAGAAGGCTCTACAAGGGGCCTCTAGCGTGTATTACATACAATCTAGCACAAACTATGACACAAACCCCAGTAGTAGGTACACCTGGAACTGGTTTTATGGATGTTACCGAAGACGAATTTTTTAATCAAGTTGACAATTTTATAATAAATGAAGAAAGTTTTAAACCTAAAGCATATCGAGTAAAAATACCTAATAAAGATGGCTCGTTTAGTGAAGGTGAGCCAACTATAGGATTTGGTTTTGAGTTTTATGGTGATGAAAAAACCAGAGTACAAGACGGTGATACTATGACTATAGAAGAAGCACGTCCTTTACTTAGACAAAAAACTAAAATGATACATAGTGAATGGTCAAAACGGTATGAAGGTTACAATAACTTAACTAAAGAGCAGCAAGCTGGTCTTATTTCTTGGGCTTTTAACAACGGTGTTAATGCACTTGAAGAGCTCAATGAGCAGGGAACTGGTTATGAGAATAAAATGATGCGAGCTGCAGTTATAAATGGAGACATGGATGAAATACGTAGAGTACTACCAATGTTTAGATTAGGAAGACGTGCTGATGGTACTTATGGTGTTTTAAATGGGTTAATTAAACGACGTGCCAGAGAGTTACAACTGATGAACTCTACGTTTCCAAGAGTTTATAACCCATTTCCCCAGAGAGTTACAACTGATGAACTCTACGTTTCCAAGAGTTTATAACCCATTTCCCGAAGGATCTGGTAAAACTCCTACTAACTCATCTGAAACTACAGGCCCATGATTGACATTGAATCTCAGTTAAAAGATGACTTTAGGTTCTTTCTGACTGCTATATGGACACACTTAAACCTACCAGCTCCTACAAGAGCACAACTATGTATTGCTGAATATTTACAACATGGCCCAAAAAGACTCCAGATACAAGCGTTTAGGGGTGTGGGTAAGTCTTGGATTACTGCTGCATTTGTTCTTTGGACTTTATTCATTGACCCTGATAGAAAAGTTATGGTCGTCTCTGCTTCTAAAGATAGAGCAGACTCATTCTCAATCTTCTGTCAAAGACTAATCCTAGAGGTGCCTTGGTTGGCACACCTAAAACCCAAAAACGACGACCAAAGATGGTCACGTATATCGTTTGATGTGGGGCCAGCAGCCCCTCACCAAGCACCTAGCGTTAAGTCTGTAGGTATTACTGGTCAGTTGACTGGTAGCCGTGCAGACCTAATGGTACTAGATGATGTAGAAGTACCTAATAACTCCATGACGGAGCTCCAACGGGGTAAACTGTTACAGCTAGTTACAGAATGTGAATCTATACTTACACCTAAGAAAGACTCACGTATTATGTTTCTAGGCACACCACAGACTACCTTTACTATCTACAACAAACTAAGAGAAAGAAGCTATAGACCGTTTGTGTGGCCCGCAAGGTACCCACGTAAGGTTGCAATGTATGATGGNTTGTTAGCACCCCAGCTAGCAGANGACCTAGATACAGATGACTTGGCGTGGAAACCTACAGACACCAGATTTAAGGAAGCNGATTTACTAGAACGTGAGTCTTCTATGGGTAGGTCAAACTTTATGNTGCAGTTTATGTTAGACACTACACTGTCAGACAGAGAAAAGTTCCCACTTAAATTTGCAGACCTAATAGTTAATCCTATTAACCCTACACATGGCCCCGAAAACATTATTTGGTGCTCAGACCCTGATAACATTCTTAAAGATCTGCCTTGCGTTGGTCTTCCTGGGGATTATTATTACAAACCTATGCAAGTACAAGGGGAGTGGACTGAGTATTCCGAAACCATCTGCAGCGTCGATCCCAGCGGACGAGGTGCTGATGAGACAACCGCATGTTTTCTTAGCCAACTTAACGGTATAATATACCTACATGAAGTGTTTGCAACCAAAGACGGATATAGTGATAAAACTTTACTAACAATACTTAAGAAATGTAAGAAATATGGCGTGTCTACGCTGCTCATCGAGAGCAACTTTGGCGATGGTATTGTATCAGAGCTATTTAGAAAACATTGTCAAACGACAAAAACAAACATTAACATAGAGGAGACTAGAGCTAATGTCCGTAAAGAAGACCGTATTATTGACGCTCTCGAGCCTGTCTTTAATCAGCATAGGCTTGTGGTTGATCCAGCCGTCATTGAATGGGATTATGCTTCAAATGCTGATGAGGCGTCTGAAAATAGACACCAATATATGTTGGCTTACCAAATTAGCAGGATGTGCAGAGAAAAAGGTGCCGTTAGACACGATGATAGAATTGACTCCCTTGCCCAAGGAGTTAAATGGTTTACAGATGCCCTTGCCCTCTCAGCTGAAGTAGAGATACAAGACAGAAAAGACAACGAGTGGTTAGACCATTTAGAGGCTTGGATGGATGACCCTCAGAGCGAGGCTAACCATCTTGTGATGGGGATGAGTTTAGACCAAAAAAGAGAGGCCCGTGGAATCTCCAAACACCAGTTGGAGAGCTGGATTTAGAGCAACGTTACCATAATACACGGGGAAGTGGTGCTCCTCGTGGGTGGAAACAGCGGTCAAGGGGGGGCATTAGCCCCTCCAGTCCCCCGATTGCTGGAGCCAACATCTACACCACCCTCTAAGGTACCTAGTGCAGTACGTGGGTGTCTTACAGGGGTGTCTAGATTTTGGTAAAATTTTTCATACGCATACTCTACGTAGCCGCAGTCACGCTACCCCCGTGGGTGCNTTTTGTAACAGTGTGACAGTTTGTTAAGTGTCCATTGACAGATNCCAGTTTTTGTGGTACCTCTCGGGGGTAGTACATATGTACCACTATCGTCATTGAGTATATATACCTATTGACGTTAACCCCGTTTTGTGGTATGGGAGCCGCTCCTGGGTTCATGCGGGGATAATGAGTATAAATACCTATTGACTATTCTAGTTGGTGTATGCTTCCGCATCTGTAACGCTATATCTTGATTTATTAACAAATTGTAGACATATCTGGGGGGTGCTCTATATTAATAGTATAAATACTTACTATTAAATATGCTTATGAATTGAAGCCACGGAAACGCTATATATAGTGTAATTACTTTTACAGCTGGATATATAAGTTTTACTAATGTTTTGGCATTTAGTATAAGGGAAACTTATGTATAAATTGTAACAGTACAAATGTACTATATTACAAATTGTTACAGTAGTACAAATGTACTTAAGTATATATACCTACTGTAGTACATGCGTACTAGCCACCATCATCAGTTAGCCAA